GAGCATCCGTGTCGCAAAAAGGGTCCGTTTTATACCTGAGAAGAAAACTCAGTATCACTGTTCTTATTATGCCCGACACATCTGCCGGGGATTAACAAGGAACAAAATTGACAAGGCTACGTCGTAGCCAGTCTGAAACTCTCAAACCAAGTCTCCGAATATGTCGTGGTATTTAACAACCACTTCGGCTTCGGAAACGGGACATACGTGTCACTGTATGGCCGACTTACCTTCTTACGGGTAACTCTGGTTTGATATCTTAGCGATAGCGGCTGCTGGGAGGTTGCCCCCCGTAGAACTGCTATCCACCTGACGTGCTCGAGTTGAGCATCAGTACATTCCCAATCTTTTGAATCGGGAGTAGCGCGGGTCAAAAGCTCGACCCATTGCCACTGCTGCAATTGACGATTCCACCTTACGGTGGAACACGTCATCGCAGTGTCCAACGGTACCGAAAAACCGGTATCGCCAGGTTCTCTACCGGGACGCAAATAAGCGCCCTTGGCAAGAGACCTCAAGTATGTTCGGACTTCAGAGAAGAAGTCTTCGCACCACGAGGAACGTAGTGTACTGTTATGAAATGAAATGAGATGACGAAGATCTGTCATACATTTCTTCAAGGTGACCGGACGAACGTCCGTGCCAAGAAACCAATCCGCTCCACAACTTTCTCTAAATGGCCCCACAATGAACGATTTTTCAGTGTTCAGAGTGAAGCCCGCGTTGCCTAGCCGCTCTTTCAAGAGTAGCGCAGCATGCTGTTCGATTATGATGTCATCCCCATATATTGAAAAACTATATGGCGGGACACCAATTTCTCTCAGCGTCGCGTAAGATAAAGCCCCAAATATTAAGGACTCAAGGGGGAAGCAAAAACCATTTCCCATACTGCAAAACTTCTCATATGTTTTATGTGAGTCGCCGAGCATGTATGACCTGGATCTGATATCTTCCAAAAAGAAGAACCAGTCAGGCGGGAGGATCTCTTTACACAACCCGATAGAAATACTATCAGAAGCTGCTGAAAGATCCAAAGTAGCCCAATTTCGACCTCCGGGTACGGAGCCAGCCTTTACAAGCTGACGATTCCGATCCTGATTGGATAAATCAATACGAACGCGGCTTTTCAACCGTTTTCTCATGAAATTATCTACGCCGTTTTGGACCAAACCGTTTAATAATGGTTCGATAGCGATCGCTCTATGAGTTTTCGCCGTCTTTGGTACAAAGTCTACTTTATTATAGTCTATAAACACAGTCTTCTCTCTGACTAATCGATTAAATTCGATTTTGTCATA